ACAAAAGCGGCTTTGTTAAATCAGGCGGAGTTGAACGTGCTACTAGTGGTAAAGATCTTGCAAGTAATTTACTAGGACGCAGCGGAGGCAAGAACGCAGAAGATCCAAAGCGTATTGCGTTTGCTAATAGTATGTCAGTTATCTTTGATCTATATGAAAAAGCAACTCCTAAAGACTTTAGAGGTTATTTGTTAGGTGACTTGTTATATTATACTACACCAGAAGTTATTGATGGCAAATTTACGTTTACTCCTAACATTGTTACATATAAAGTAAATGTTAACAGTGATTTGGGCAAGCGCATGGCGCAGTCAACTACAGGTGTTGTAGTTCATCGATTGTTAGACGAAGCTGGAACACCAGGTCCAGTACCAAAAGATTTACAAATGCAAGGAAATGAAGTATTCATAGTACCTAGCGTAACAGTGTCTAAAGAAGCACAAATTGATGATGAAGACATTAATCAACTCAAAGCAAATGTAGCAAAGAATGCAGCAGGCATTGACCAATTACTAGATAACGCAGCTATTGTAGAATTAAAGATATCTGACTTTGCAAAAGTATTGTATACATATACTAACAGTAAAGTCGACACAGGCTTAGAGAACTTAGGAACAGACTTCTTTGATTGGATGGCAGGTTCTAAATTATCAGCAAACAAACAAAAGAACATTGCAACTCATATTCAAAACAATCAAGCAGGATTTGATGCAATGTGGCAAGTAGTGTCAGGTATTATGCAAATTAAGGATAAAGTTATTAATCAATTTGATTCGCACGATGCAGATGTTACAGCAGAGATAGGTGACCATGGCCCGGCAGCAAAAGATACACATGCTAAAAGTGGTGAAGGGTATGTTTTAGCGCACCCAGAAGGTGATGTTAAACTTGTGCCAAGACAAACATTTACTAGAGCAAATAGATCAGTAGTACGATAAGGAATTAAAATTATGAAAATGAATGATGTAATAAATGAAGTAGCAGACAACTTTGGTCTTTCACCAGAACAGCGTAAACTAGCTAACCTAGGCAGAGTGCTAATGGATGCAGCAACAACAACCAAAGATGATGCACTATCAAACACAATGGCCAAAGTTGGTAACGAACTAACAAACTATGGCGCATTATTTGGTCCTAAGAATCCAAAGGAACTTATTGCAAAAACAGGTGTTAGCATGGAAGTTATCAAGAAGCTATTAGCATATGCTGATAAAATTGATAAGTCACACTCTGCACTTAAAACTGATCACGATGACAGTGGCTTAGATGATTCTGACACCGATAGCAATGATTTTAATGAACCAAGCGATGCAGATGATGCAATGGCAGCAGATCAGGCAGCGAGAGCTAAAAGAGACTAATATGGATTTTATTCGAGCAATTCAAAATGATATTGATATTGTTACAGACGAAGCAGCAGATAAGTTTCTAGATGAAATGGAAGCAACAGATCCACCACGCTATACAGCAGCTGAGTGGGCTGCAATAGAAGGCGGCCATAGCATAGAAGACCTAGAAGAAAATAATGCTATGAATCGTGTTACTGCACGAGCCGCTCAACGAGACATAATTTATTATAGACTTATTGTAGGTGCCGAGAATCTAATGCGAGCTAAGATGTTTTTACAACTTGCTAAAGGCGGAAAAAATATTCCAAGTGCATATGTTAAAGGTTACCAACCAGCAATTGAAATGTTGGACGATATTGTGTCTGCAGGCCCAGGATTTGTACAATTACTAAAAGTACTGCACAAAAGAGCTAAAAACAAGCAATAAAGATCTAGTTTTCTGTCGCAGATGCTAAATACATATACAAGAACTTCACAGAGGGTGAAGGGACCATTTAGATCATAGGAGAATATAAAAATGGCATCAGTAACAAAAGTAAACGGCGTAAACGCAATCGCAGGTAACGGACTAGGTCCAAACACACGCATTGTCTCGCTATCAAAAACAAATATCACAGCAGGAGCAATTGCTGATCTTAACGCAGCAGTACAGTATCTAACAGCTGGCGATGTTGCAGGAACAAACGATGCGCACACAATCGCAGGCGTTGATCACACAAGTGCAAACGTTGCACACGTTGTACTACAAGGCACAGGCGCTTTCACAGCAGGCGCAAACTTTGGAACAGGCACAACTGGCGTAACATCAGCACTAGTTGCAACGTTTACAGACTAAATTCTAACTACCTTAGAATCGTGCTACGGCACACTAAACAGTCACTTTAACGAGTGGCTGTTTTTTTATGACTTAAATACTGTATGAGAACAAAAATTACCACAATAATTGATATAACTGAAACTAGAGCTCTTCGCGGTGCTGATAAATTATTAATTAATCAACAAGCAAATTATAATACTGCTATACAAACTATTGGCCTTAGGGCTAATCTTATTCCAGAGTTGTGTGAAAATAAAGTAGGTGATGTATCTAAATTTGGATTTGGATCAAATATTAAAGGTAAGCAAAGATATTGGGAATTTACATTTGAAGTTGAAGCAGTTGATGCATTAACATATGATATGTTATTATTAGACTTTGACCTTGTTCCTGTCATAACTAACTTAAATGAAACTGTTAGTATTAAAAATGAAGTTTTTAGGACCAATCACCCAAACGACACTAATATAGTGTTCGAAATGATTAAAGAATGCTAAATACAATGTAGGCAAGAAGTCTACCAGGCATCTTAAATCACACAACTAGGCTAACGCAACACTTTACCTAAACGGAGAACAAGATGGCCACTGAGCTAGAAAGAACAAATCTAGAAGCACATGTCGATTTATGTGCAATACGCTATGAAGCGTTAGAAGGCCGCCTTGGCAAGGTAGAATCAAAAATCGAACACATCCATACAGATATTTTAGACGGTCAAAAGTCAATGACCAAAGTACTTATCGGCACAGCTGGCACAGTTGTTGCTAGTTTAGTATCCATAGTTATAGTAATTTTATTACAGTAACCTTTTATTCTCGATAAATAACTATATGTTATTAAGAGAACTTACACAATCAATAAACGAAAAGCAAGTATGGGCTCGCAAGGGCAAATCACTTGTTCGCAAGTATAGATGTACAGGCGGGATGAGAGCCGGTCGCGTAGTAGCCGAGCCTACTCAATGCTTTGCACCAATCGATATTAAACAAAGAGCGTTAATGAAGCGTACTAGGGCAAGATTAGGCAAAAAGATGGCTCGTAAGGCTAAAAAGACAAAGCGTACAAATCCAGCAAGTATTCGCCTAAACAAAGGTAAAATGAACCGATGAAGGCAGCTGAGTTTATATTAGAAGGACCAACTACTAGAGCGTACCAAAAGTCAGGTGCGTCACAGAGTCTAAAGTTTAGATGTTCAAGTGGTCCGCGCAAAGGTCAAGTTCGTGCTAGTCCGGCTGCATGTAATGCTCCGATAAACATAAAAAAGAGTAAGACATTGTCATTAACAAAACAACGTCAAGGCGGAATGATGACACGCAAAGCAGGAGTTACTAAGGCGTCTGGAGCAGTATCAAGACGTGTACGTAAATTAAATAAGCCTAAGGCTAGACGGAGAAGCAAAGTATGAGAATATTTGAACTAGATCAACAAATGGGTGCAACTCCTCAAGGAACAGGCGGCGTGCCAGGTGCAGTACCAGCAGGGGCAGCACCAACTCCAGGATCACCACCGGCGCAAACAGCTACAACAGCAGCTACAGCAGCTACAGCAGGGCAAGCAGAAGCAGCTCGCAAAAAACAAGTACAAGCACAACGTAAGCAAGTACAAGATCAAATTAAAGCCATTGACGTACAGAAACAACAGCTACAAAAACAGTTGTTAACATTAAAATAATGAAGATAAACGAGTTACTATCTAATTTTGAAATATTTATGACCAACGAGGAGAAAGTTGAGCTAGATAAACTTACCGCTCCTACTCCTTTAGCTAGTCTTACTGAAAGACAGCAAGTCATAATCAACAACCTTATAAGAAAGAGTTTGGTAAGTAAAATACAATCCAACAACGTTATAATGGTTGCAAAGAATGACACACAAGAACTTAGTTAAAGACCTACAATCACTTTTAGAAGATAAGCTAGATCCAAGCATGTTTCCTTACCAAAAAGGAAACAGCATTCGTATTGGCAAAATGGTTGTTAGACAAAGTAAGAAAGGCTTTTTAATTTTTGATTGTAAAGACAAAAAACAAATTGCAATTACATTTAGTAAGACAGCTGCCCTAGCATTAGCAAAAAGTTTAGCTGAAGGTGATGATAATACCCAAACAGTACTGTCATTAGATGATACAATACAGAAGAACTTTATGGATGCGTTATTCTTTACTAATATACTTAAAGTATCTAAAGATGAAATTAAAAAAGATATAACAATGAATAGATTAGAAATTGCAAAATCACGTACTGCTATAGCTAAAGACGCCCTTGATTTAATTATATTCAGATAAATTGTATAAATAACTATAACAAACTGATTAAGGAAGAAGTTAACATGAACATTAGAGACATTAACAAGCCTGTCACTTCAAAGACATTGAACGAGACTATGGCTAAGAAATTTGGCACAACAATAAACGTAGAATCTTTTACACTAGAACAGTTACAGGATGCTAGAAATAAGATTAGATCTAAAGTATTTGATATTGAGACAAATGAAAGCTTTGGTGGATTACCTGAAAACAAAACTTACAGTAAGAACAAGCTCTTCCTTGATGTTCTAAATGCTGCAATAAGTGAACGCAGTGATATCCAAGACGCTCCGATTGAAGAAGCACAATCAGCAGCACAAAAAGCAGCGTTTCAAGCAATGCTAGATAAGAAAAAAGGCAAAAAGCCAGCAGACACAGACGATGCTGACAAAAAGCCAAATGATGACAAGAAGCCTGGCGGCGAAGACAAAGAAGTTGATGAAGCTGCTAAACCAGATTTCTTAGACATGGACAAAGACGGTGACAAAAAAGAGCCAATGAAGAAAGCTATCAAAGACGCTAAGAAAAAGAAAACTGACGAAGGAAAAGTTATCATCGGAAATTATTTTACAAACTTATTAGAAGGTGCAGAAGACAAAGCTGAGATTGTTATGGCTTCAAAAGACATGGTTGATAAACTAACTGGTTGGATGGAAGACACAGCAGAAATGCAAACTGAATCCATGCTAGAACTAGCTGATGCAATCAGAGACGAAATGGGCGCACAACAAGCAGACGCATTTACTAATCAAGTTAAGCCATCATTAGAATCATTATATACAGCAATGGAAGCAACACGTATTGCCCTAACAGGCGGCGTAGGTATGCTAACAGGCGAAGGCGAAGCAGTAGCACCAGATATGGGCGCAGATGTACCAGGTGATGACATGGATATGGATATGGATATGGAAGCAGATATGGATATGGAACCAACTGCTGACATGGATGACGAATTCGGCGCTTCTGCAACAGCAGCTGGTGGCGAGGATGAAGCAGGCCGTGCAAAGCGAGAGTCGAGATTGTCTAAAAAGAAAATGCTCGAAACATCACGTAGACTAGGCGCAATGCTTAGTTCGTCAAATACCTAAGGTATATTAAAATGAAAATATTTGAACTCATGGAAGAAGCACCAATATCTTCTACAATGCTAGTGCAAGTATTAAGAACAGTCATCGGCGATGCTGATCAAAAAGGAACTGGTGTGTTTTTACATTTTGATAAACCATCAGCTAATGATATTAGATCCAATGCAAGAAACCTTGATATAAACAAGCTTATGCAAAATGTTGGTAGTGAACAGTTTGACTATGGAACTTTTAAAGCTGCTTATGATACTGATCCAAGACTAAAAGCTATGATACAAAATTTTAGTGAAAAAGGTATTGAACCTAAAACTAAACAGCAAGCAACAGATACTCCGCAAGGTGATACTACAGGTAGTAACACAGTTGCTAGCATGGCTAAGTCAGCAACTGACATTGGCGACAAACTTTAAAAACACTTGACACTTAGTTAAATCTCTGTTATAATAGTAACAAATACGGAGCAACTAACTATATGACAAGTTTAATAACCCCTAAGTACGACTATAAGCCTATTTCGCGCAAGCAAGTAGAAGGCAAGCGCAAATACATGACTCCAGACGGGGGCGCTGTAGCAAGCGTTACTACAATCTTAGACGCCACGAGCGACAAGACTGGACTTATGCAGTGGCGCAAGCGTGTAGGTGAAAAGAAAGCACAAGAAGTAGTTACAGAAGCTGCCGGTGTTGGTACACGGATGCACAAGTATCTTGAAGACTATGTCGACTTTGGTGAATTACCTACACCCGGTAGTAATCCGTTTGCTAAGAAAGCACACGCAATGGCTCAGGAAGTAGTTAAACATGCTATGGGCGATGTCGACGAGATTTGGGGTAGCGAAGTTGCTCTTTATGTTCCGCAGATGTATGCAGGCACAACTGACTTAGTAGGACAATACAAAGGTCAGCCCTGTATAATGGATTTTAAGCAAACTAACAAGCCTAAGAAGCTAGAGTATGTACAGAACTACTTCTTACAGCTAGTAGCATACGCAGAAGCACACAACGAAATCTACGGCACTAACATTCGTGAAGGACATATCTTTATGTGTAGCCGCGGAGATGACGGCATGATACTAGGCGGTGAAACATATCAACAGTTTGATGTATGGCCGCACGAATATGACGAGTGGCGCACTGAATGGTACAATAGAGTGTATACCTATTATGACCTACACGGATAAATATGTGTAATAGGAGAACATAATATGGCTGTAGTACAAATATCTAGGATACAAATTCGTAGAGGACAAAAGAACGCAGGAAGCGGTCTACCTCAATTAGCTTCAGGTGAACTTGGTTGGGCAGTTGATACACAAGAACTGTTTATTGGTAATGGCAGTGTAGCTGAAGGTTCTCCTGCGGTAGGCAACACTAAAGTATTAACACAGTTTGATAATATTTTTGCTTTGGCAGATAGTTATACATACAGAAAAGACGATGAATTCTTATTAACAGGCGGCGATGTTGCTAGTCCAGTACTTAGAACTTTACAAGACAGGCTTGATGATAGAGTTAGTGTTAGATCGTTTGGTCTTACTGGTAAAACAGCTCAAAACGCAACTGTACGCCTACAAGCAGCAATCGATCAACTGTATTTAAATGATGCACTTAAAGGTACTGCACAAAGTAGAGTAATATTACATTTAGAGCCCGGTGAATATATCATCGATGGTCCTATTAGCCTTCCTCCTTACGCAACATTAGTTGGTGCTGGATCTGATAAAACAATTATTAGAACAGTAACAGCAGGTGTTGACATGTTTACTACAGTTAATAGTAGCAGTATAGTCGGAACACCGGCAAGTAATGCAGGCACTACTACAATTACACAGCCAAAGAACATTAGACTAGAAGGTATTACACTAGAAACAACTGTTGGTAATAAAGCTCTTGTTCTTAATAACTGTAAAGATAGTATATTTAAAGATGTAAAATTTAAAGGAACATGGCAGAGTGGCGGCACTGTTGCAACTACTGATGTCGCAGTTGAAATGAACAGCCTAAGCGGCACAGTAGAAACAAAGAACAATACATTTGAAAACTGTGTCTTTGAAGGTTTTGCTTATGCAGTAATAAGTGATTGGGATATACACAATAACACGTGGACTTCTTGTAACTTTAATACACTACAATGGGGAATTACATTTGGCGCAGGGCTAATAACATTAAATGCAGCTGATAGTTCTGGCAAAGAAGTAGGACCGTATAACAATAGTTGGACCGGATGTCAATTTAATGATATTAATAAAAACGCAGTATATATTAAATTTGGTCAAGGCAATAAAAGTGAAAGAAATTTCTACAAAATGGTAGGAACAAACGGCGGCCCGGAACAAACTCCAACAGACGCAGTAATTAAGTATAGTGTACCTAGTAACACATCTATAGAAGATAACTTCACAAGAACAGCAGTACTATCTTATACTCCTGGATATTGGACTACAAACGCATATTTGCCAGAAATTGAAGGCGCAGTGTATGCTGAATTTGGCGAGACACATGTACTAAACACTATTACTAGTGGCCCAGCACAGAAACGTTTTAGGCTTCCGGGTGAAGTTGATATTGCTAATCAGCAATTTGATCTAGAGTATATGCTGACTAGTAGAAACTATACAGCAATGCGTAGTGGAATTATTAACGTAACAGTAAACGGCAACGACAAAACTCTAGCAGTAACAGACTCGTATGATTATATTGGAACATCTACATATGAATCTGCTATTACATTTTCAGCATTAATACAAGATGCTGACAGTGACACTATAGACGAATCAATTGATATATTAGTAGCAAGCGATATGCCTGGCGATGATCTGTCACAACTACAATTTAAAATTAAGAATAGAAAAACAATAATCGACGCAACCGGTGAGTAATGTTTGATAAAACTTATGAAGATAGACTCCGTGCCTGGTCTAAATTTAGGCGCACATTAGAAGCATCTGATAACCCAATACAAGATGTTATAGACTGTTACAGTCAAGCACCAACAGTAAGTATTCACACCGATCCTTGGGATTCTGAATCATGGCCAGACCCGTGGCAGCTAATACAAGAGAATCAATATTGTCAGTTCACTCGCGTATTGGGCATGTGTTATTCCTTACAGTTAACTGATCGTTTTAATGGGTCTGAATTTGAGATACATATCACTACAGACTATAATAAATCAACAGATTATTATATATTAATGGTAGACAAACACGCAATTGGGTATTATAATAGTACATATACAACTGTTGATAAACTGCCTACAAATTTAGTAGACCAGAAAATTTACAAGATGCCTTACCGGCAATAAATACCTAACTAAAACAATTTAAAAGGACAGCACAAATGATTCAAGTTACCAAACGCGACGGCACTAAAGAACCTCTAGACATTGATAAACTACACACAGTCGTATTTTATGCTTGTGAAAACATTACAGGGGTCAGTGCAAGCGAAGTAGAACTTAAGAGTCAAATACAGTTCTTTGACGGTGTTACTAGTAAAGAAATTCAAGAAACTTTAATTAAAGCAGCAGCGGATCTTATTAGTGAAGAAACACCAAACTATCAATATGTAGGCGGTCGCCTTGTAAACTACGCACTACGCAAAGAAGTGTTCAATGGCTTCGAGCCTGGTCATATCAAAGAGCTAGTTGACCGCAACACTAAAGCAGGGTTTTACGACGAAGAACTTGTTACAAAGTACAGCGCCGAAGAGTGGGATAGGATTAATGCATTTATTAGACACGACCGTGATGAAAACTTAACTTATGTTGCCATGGAACAACTACGTGGCAAGTATCTTTGTCAAAACAGAGTAAGCGGAGAGATTTTTGAAACACCGCAAGTATGTTATATTCTTATTGCGGCAAGTTTATTCCAAGACTATCCTGTGGATTCCCGTTTGAAATGGGTGAAAGAATATTATGATGCTATCAGTTTGCACGACATTAGTTTGCCTACTCCTGTTATGGCAGGTGTGCGTACTCCGCAACGCCAGTTCAGTTCGTGCGTACTCATTGAAACTGACGACAGTCTTGACAGTATTAACGCTACTGCTGCCTCTGTTGTTAAGTACGTCTCACAAAAAGCAGGCATTGGTATTGGTGGAGGAAGTATCCGAGCTATCGGCTCCCCCATACGTAAAGGTGACGCTTATCACACAGGAATCATTCCTTTCTACAAGCACTTCCAAAGCGCAGTAAAGTCATGTAGCCAAGGTGGTGTACGTGGCGGCGCAGCAACTATATACTACCCTGTATGGCATCTCGAAGTAGAAGACATGCTAGTGCTAAAGAATAACAAAGGCACCGAAGAGAACCGTGTACGACACATGGACTACGGTGTACAGTTCAACAAGTTGATGTATGAAAGACTAGTAACAGGCGGCGATATAACTTTGTTCTCGCCTGCAGATGTGCCTGGATTGTATGATGCTTTCTTTGCAGACCAAGACAAGTTTAAAGAACTATACGAACGTGCAGAACGCAACACACGACTACGCAAGAAGACTATTGCAGCAAGTGAATTGTTCAGTAGCTTTATGGAAGAGCGTAAGAACACAGGACGCATTTACTTGCAGAATGTAGACAATGCTAACGATCACGGTAGCTTCATTCCAGAAGTTGCTCCAATCAAAATGAGCAACTTGTGTGCAGAAATTACATTACCTACCAAGCCACTTAAAGATTTAAACGATCCAGAAGGTGAGATTAGCCTATGCACACTAAGTGCAATCAACTGGGGCAACATTCGTACTCCAGCAGACTTTGAAAGAGTATGTCGTTTGGCAGTACGTGGACTTGATGCACTACTAAGCTATCAGAACTATCCAATCCTAGCAGCACAGTTATCTACAGAGAAGCGCCGTCCTTTAGGCGTTGGTATTATTAACTTTGCATATTGGTTAGCAAAGCATGACTTAACATATCAACACATTGATACAGCTGGGCTTGAACTTGTAGACGAATGGGCAGAAGCATGGTCGTACTACTTGATCAAAGCAAGTGCTGACCTAGCAGTAGAGCAAGGCGCAATTTCAGGTAACATGGAAACAAAGTACGGACATGGCATTACTCCTAACCAAACATACAAGAAAGACTTAGATGAACTAGTCAAGCACAAAGAACGTATGGATTGGAAAGGGTTGCGTAAGCAACTAAAAGATACAGGCATTCGTAACTCAACACTAATGGCACTTATGCCAAGTGAAACAAGTGCGCAGATTGCAAATGCAACTAACGGCATCGAGCCGCCACGTAGTTTGATTAGTGTAAAGCAAAGCAAGCACGGAGTATTAAAGCAAGTTGTGCCTGAATTTAAACGTCTTAAGAACAAGTATGACTTGCTATGGGATCAACGTAGTCCAGAAGGTTACTTGAAGATTATGGCTGTACTACAGAAATACATTGATCAAGGTATTAGTGTTAACACTAGCTACAACCCAATCTACTTTGAAGATGAAAAGATTCCAATGAGCACAATGTTACAGCATCTTTTAATGTTCTACAAGCTCGGTGGCAAACAGTTGTACTACTTTAACACCAATGACGGACAAGGTGAAATTGATGTTAGTAAGATGATGGGCGAACTTGAAGTTGTTGAAACAGACGACGAAGAGTGCGAGAGCTGTCACATTTAATAGTTGACACGTTTTTCGGAGCGTGTTATAGTAATAATATAGATATACACACAAGGGTAAGAGATATAAATGAGCGTTTTTAACACTGAGAATAAAGCAGACCACACTAAAGTATTAGCATTTCTAGATCCAACTGGTGGGCCTACGATTCAGCGTTATGATACGCTAAAGTATAAAAGCTTTGATGGACTTACAGACAAGCAACTAGGATTCTTTTGGCGTCCAGAAGAAGTTGATGTAACTAAAGACAGCAAAGACTTTAAAGCCCTTAGTGATCATGAGCGTCACATCTTTACAAGTAACTTGAAGCGTCAAATCCTACTAGATAGTGTACAAGGTCGTGCGCCAGTAGAAGCATTTTCGCCTATTGTAAGTTTGCCAGAGATTGAGAATTGGATTACAACGTGGACGTTCTCAGAAACAATCCACTCACGTAGTTATACACACATTATTCGTAACGTGTACAGCAACCCTAGTAAAATCTTTGATGAGATGCTAGACATTGCAGAGATTGCAGACTGTGCTGGAGACATCTCCAAGTACTACGATGACCTAATTGAAACTACTCGCTGGTACAAGTTGCTAGGCGAAGGAACACATACAGTTAACGGCAAAAAGATCACAGTTGATCTTTATGAACTAAAGAAATTGTTGTGGCTTACACTAATGAGTGTAAACATTCTAGAAGGTGTGCGTTTCTACGTAAGCTTTGCATGTAGTTGGGCGTTTGCAGAGATGAAGCAAATGGAAGGCAATGCTAAGATTATTAAACTTATTGCCCGAGATGAAAACTTGCACCTAGCAAGCACACAGATGTTGCTAAAGATTCTTAAGAAAGACGATCCTGACTATGTAAAGATTGCAGAAGAAACAGAAGAAGCATGTATTCAAATGTTTGTTGATGCAGTTGATCAAGAGAAGGCTTGGGCAGAGTATTTGTTTAAAGATGGATCAATGATTGGACTTAACACAGAGTTGTTAAGCGGATACATTGAATGGATTTGCACACGTCGAATGACTAATGTAAATTTAAAAAGCCCATACACTACTTCGCAAGCTAATCCTTTACCGTGGACTGCTAAGTGGATTTCAGGTGCAGATGTACAAGTAGCACCACAAGAAACAGAAATTACAAGTTATGTAAGTGGCGGCACCAAACAGGATGTTGGTAATGACACATTTAAAGGATTTAGTTTATGATAGAAATTTACGGAAAACCACAGTGTCCATTTTGTGATAGAGCAAAGGCATTGTGTGAATCGAGAAACTTACCATATACATACAGACAATTAGGTACAGACTTTACTCGAGAAGAAGTACTGGAAAAGTTTCCAGGAGCAAGAACATTTCCGCAGATTAAAGTAAACAATGAAAACATCGGCGGATACGACAAGCTAGGTACATACCTAGAAAACACTAACTATAACGGAACAGGATGGTCATTATAAATGTTAATTGAAGCACCTTATAAAATCGGAGACGTTGTATCTTTAAAACTAAGTTCAGGCGAAGAGATTCTTGGACGACTAGAATCAGAAGATACTAACAACTACACACTTAAAAAGCCAATGGTACTTATTGCACAAGAGAAAGGATTAGGACTTGCTCCTTTTATGTTCTCAGTGTCACCAACAGGTAAATTTGTAATGAAAGCAAATGCAGTAAGTTGTATTGCTAAGACCGAACCAGAGATTGGTAAACAGTATACGTCACAGACAAGCGGAATTGCACTAGTCTAATGCCAGGCGTTAGCAGAGATAATGATACTGCTGGCGGAGACTTAATCCCTAGTCAATCAACTGTTTTTGCCAACAGGGAAGAAATTATTGTCGACGGCGATAAGGTACAAGGACACGGCCCTGGAGAACATTCTGCTCCTACAATTCCAGCAAGTGGTATTAATCCTAATGTATATGTCGACCATAAACTTGCTATCGTAAAAGGTGATCCTGCTACTTGTTCTGATCCTGCAACTGGAAGTGGTAATGTTTGGATACACGAAGGATATGTTCCACGAGTTGTTCTTTCACCAGCACAATCAGCTGCAATCGGTGCCGTAATAGCAGAGGCTGTTAATAATCCTCCAGATGTTGGAGACACAGGCGGACAGGTTCGGCAAAGATACGAAGGAGCACCAGCAGCGGGCGTAGACGATATGGGCACGACTTCTGCCTTAGTAGATGCAAGTGCAGCTAATTCAACAGCGGCAGCAGATGGTATTCCAGGATTCTTAAGTCAAGTACTAGCAGAAGCTAATAATAATCAATGGGATGAATTAGGATTTACTCCTCCTAGAGGAGATGCAAGGCCAGCAGTTGTAGGGAAAAATCCTAATATTCTTAATATCTGGAGAGAGCTAGGCTTTCCTGTATCCACAGATGCATATTGGCAAGACGATCAAACACCTTGGTGTGCAGGATTTTGTAATTGGGTACTAAAGCGTACAGGTTACCAATATATGCAAAGTGCTAGAGCATATGACTTTAGAGATAAGACTAGTGTATATGGCGGAGTACCAGTTCCACTGTCAGACGGGCAACCTGGTGATATTGTAGTTTGGGATTATAGCCACGTAAACTTTATATATACAGTTACTAGTCCCGGAGTGTATAGATTTGTTGGCGGCAATCAGAGTGATAGAGCGACCGGTAACAATAATCCTTCAGGCGGAACAATAACGAATAATGGCGGCAGAGCAAGCCGTATATCAGGCATATTCCGTCCAGTTAGGTCATAATAAATTATGGTTGACAAACTATTAAATACCTGTTATAATTAACTAACATTAAAAAAGGAGAACTATAATGTCACAACCGACCCATGAAGAAATCGTACAAGCATTTAATACATACTTGACTGAACATGCAACTTTTGAAGATAAAGGTGTAAAAGCAGCAGCAACACGAGCTCGCTCTGCACTTGGTAACTTAGGCAAACTTACTAAAGAGCGCCGTAAAGAAATTATTGACAAAAAGAACGCAATGTAATGAAATGCAAGGCAGGTGACTTTGCACGTATTATCTATTCAGTAAATCCAAGTAATGTCGGACGAGTTGTAAAGGTAGTAGAGTACATTGGCAAATTTGAAGCTAATGAGTCATTCGAAGCACTTGGTATGACTTGTACTTGTGTGGTACATGATCACTATTGGTGGATAGAAGGTGATGATATTACAATACACCTAGGTCCAAGTCCTAAAGCATATATTGCAGATACTTGGTTAGAACCAATTCGACCAGAACAAGAAGATATTAAAGAAACTGCCGAAAAAGAACTTGACATGTTTCTATAAACGTGTTATAAATAGTATGTAACGTTGAAACAAGCTAAACGACGAGCTGGACCCGGGGGCAGTACCCGGCAGCTCCACCATAAGCACATTTGTTGAATGTTTTTATGATGGGGCTGAACAAGGATCGACAGGCGGATTAATAGGCGAGCGGAGTTACCCGGATCTAAGCACGGTTATCGCGAAGAAACTTTATAATTGCAAAAGCGAATTATAGTTTAGCAGCATAAGCTGTTACGAGGTAGTTAGACCTTGTTACCAAACATAGCAGGCGAAAAGCACCTTCGGGTGCTTTTCTTTTTACAAATTACTAAATAAGAAGTGTTGCATATAAGTAACACTTTACAAAAGATTTTGGCAGATTATGTCAAAATACGCTCATAACGAGCAAGGAAACTACTTACGTAACGTAAGTAATATGTGAGCAATCGGCTCTATTACAATTTAAGGACAATAAAACATGCGTACATTAGCATTAACATTAGTAGCGGCATTGGCAGCTACCTCAGCATTTGCTGAAGAAACAGTAACAAAAACACAAACCCCAGTTGGACCAGTAATCACAGGTGCAGTAAACTTAGACTTTGCTGAAACAGCAGCAGGCAAGACAGCAGGAACAATGGGCATCGAACTAGATGTTGATGCAGGTTCACTTGCAACTGTAGACCTAGACTTTAAAGCAACAGACGGTTCGTCTTTGACTTTAGACACATGGACAGTAGGAACAACAGTAGCAGGCGTAGGCGTAGCTCTTGGTGATGACAATGGTCTATTACCAGAAACAAGTGCAAATACATCAGCTGACGGAACACTAGCAAAACCAGCAATGACAGAATCAGTAGCATTGACGTTTGGTAGTGCAAGTGTAGTTGTAGGCTTAACTGACTGGACAACAGACGTAACTGAAGTAAGTAACCTACAAGGTGCATACACAGTAGACGCAGGTATTGTAGACGTAACAGCAAGTGCTGACTACAACCGTACAACTGAAAACACAGTAATTGGTGCAGAAGTTGGTGGCCTAGACTTAGGTATGATGACAGCAGGCGGTGCATTAACATATGATACAGATGCAGCAGATTGGGCATTTGAAGGCTCAGTAGCAACTGGCGGTCTATCAGCATACATCAACGGTACAGATGATAACAGACTACAGCACATCGGTGGTGAGTATACAATGAACTATGCAGGCGCAGAACTAAGTGCAGGCGTTGACTATGATACAGACGCAGAAGACTGGACACCACAAGCAGGTTTAAGTTTCAACTTCTAAGGTAAACACATAACAACTAAAAGGTCGCCTTGTGCGGCCTTTTTTTATGACAGAATATATAAATATATGTAAGCAACGTAACTGGAGATTTAACGCATGGCAACAAGACAAATAATATCAAAGAATATAAATGTAGCAAGTGACGCCTATATTGGCCGTGACGGCGAGATATGGGTCGACACAGTAACTAACACTCTGAAGGTTAGTGACGGAGCAACGCCGGGCGGTGCAATACTTACAACAGACGGCACTAGCGGTGGCGCTTGGGCAGACATTACTAACATTAGTAATGCTAACGGTCCTACGTCAGTTGTAATTGGTCAGAACGCAGGCGGAGCAGGCACTAATGCAGTAGCAATTGGTGTTACCGCTGGTGAAACCACACAAGGAAACAGTGGAGTAGCAATTGGTGATCAAGCAGGTCGAACAACTCAATCACAGCATGGAATAGCAATTGGCGCACTGGCAGGTAAAACTACACAAGGAGAAAGTTCAGTAGCAATTGGTAAACAAGCAGGTAAAGTAAACCAAGGTAATGAAGCAGTAGCAATTGGTAATCTCGCTGGCGTAAACAACCAAGCCGCAAACTCAATTGTAATAAACGCAGGCCCTGCGGACCTGGAAAACATAGTAGAAGATACCTTTGTAGTCAAACCAGTTAGAGCTGTAGCAGGAGCATTGCCAACAGGATTTAAGCAAGTTGCTTACAATCCAACCACAGGTGAATTTATCTCTTATGGGTAATTAACAACATAAACTAAATTAAGAGTCCTTAGGGGCTCTTTTTTTATGACTAAATAATGTTAGTATATAACAGGGTAAGGGGCAAAGCAATGGCAGATATAGATATTAACCAAACAGTGGAGGCACCTCCCGTCGATGATGGTTGCATTACTGAATGTTTTGGCGAAGCAGACAGAGTTGGTGTAGAGTTCACTGACGCTGGAGTAGTTAAAAACATTACAATAGAAGATGATGTTGCCGGTATGGGCGATGTACAGGCAGGTATAGAATTTATCTATAATATGCGAGAACATATGGTAGATGTAACAATAGCTACAGCATATCTATTAGTAGTGTATGCAATCTATATGTGGATTAAAAAGAAACTAAGTTGAAGGGAACACAATGTTTAGCACTAAATGTAAACTACACCTAGCAGGCGCCGGGCAAACACCATTAGAACATGCAAAGACAGCACTAAAGACAGCAATAAAATTGCAATTATTAGTGCCTGCTTTAATTATACACAGTGTAGCACCGAGATGCTTTACTAATACAGCAACTGATGTTATGAAAGACATCTTAAAAAAACGAGGGCACTAAAATGCAA